ATGGGTTACTAGATATGGTGGGGTCAGAAGAAGATATTGTTGCATCAGTTAAGGCCGCAAGGGTGTCTACTCCAGCCGCATTCCAAGAACCATCACCTCGTAGAAAATTACTACTTGTGCCAGTTCCTGTTACATTAAGTTTAGATAACGCTATTGCGGCAGAGGCACTAACGTGTTCGTTTAGGATTACGCCTGTACCGGGTACTACAATCTGACCGATATCTACAATGCCTACCACTTCCATTTTGTCTGTAGTGACTAGCGCAGACGTTAGGGTAAGAGTTACACCGGAGATTGAATAAGCATCCTCCTGTTGTTTAACACCGTTGATCGTTATAATCAACGACTGTTCGTTAGGGGCTACCCAAGAAAGAGTATGTGTAGCAGACGTAGAACCTGTTACGTTAAAGCGTTTTATATCTGACGCTTTTAATTGGGTTTTGCCTAGATAGCTCATGTTATTTCAAGGATTCCCATAACTACTTCAAGATCACCAGTAGCGCTGGATGTCATAAAAACATCGCCTGTAGCTTCCAAATCTATTGGTTTATCTAGAACTAGAGTAGAATCAGCTGGTACTGGTACGGTTTTAGCAACATGGTAATAAGTATCTCCAGATGTTGCTCTAGCTTTTATGCTAACGTCAGCCGAACTAGTACCGTCTATGTTACTAATATAACACGAGTGAATAACCGATTGTGTTGCAGCGGGTGCTGTATATACAATAGCGCCAGCAGTAGTTATTGCAGCGCCTTGGTTTTTAAATGTATTAGCCATTTTATCCTCCTAAAGCGATGGCCATAGCTACAGCCGTTCCCGCGGGATCGCCAGTGGCTGCCGGAGCAGACCACGTTCCATCACCACGCCAAAATGTAGAACTAGTCGCGCTAGTTCCGCTATTTAAATTACCTACTGGTAAGTTACCTGTTACGCCAGTGGTCAAGGGTAAACCTGTAGCATCTGCCAAAGCAAACGCTGGCGTAGCATCTGAACCACCTAATGATAAAGAAACGCCGCCGTAAGAGACCGAAGAGTTTGTTAAATCAGCATTAGCTAGTGTTCCAGTTATGCTGCTTGCTCCCAAATCTATAGCTAATTCAGTACTCTCTATTACAATGCCGCCGTTAAGTTTTAAATCTGCACTAAAGGTTGTGGTAGTTAAGTCAAGTCCATCTCCAGCAGTATACGTGGTATTAGTATCTGGTGGAACTTGCCACGAACTTGTATTGTCTCCGTCTACTCTTAGAAACTTGGTTGTACCGGTTTCAGCAGTAGATAATATGGCAGATCCTTCATAATTAGTAGCATCGGCTAGGTCAAAAGCTGGCGTAGCATCAGATGATCCAAGTGATACAGAGACGCCACCGTATGACACAGAGGAGTTAGTTAATGAAGTGTTTGGTATACTAGACAACCCAAGAGTTATGGTGCCAGAGGTTGTAATAGGGGAGCCAGAATCAACGTCTATACCATCTGTACCTGTTATTGCTACGCTCGTAACTGTTCCTGAAGCATGTCCAGGTGTTTCTGACTGCCAACCATTGGTTGTATCGTATGTTAGTACGTCGCCGTCTGTTGGAACCATAGAAGTGTAAACGTCTGATAAACCGGTTACAGGTATGCTGATAGCAGCGGTGCCGTCAAAACTGACGCCAGCTATATTTCTTGCAGTCTCTAAGGCTGTCGCTGTGGCAGCATTGCCGGTTGTGCTTTGATTCCAGGTAGGAATTGTACCCAACTTAGAATAAGCTATCGCAGCCGTAGCATTTACATCGGCATCAACTATGACTCCAGTAGCTATCGTGGTTGCATTACCTACCGAGGTAACATCGCCAGTTAAGTTAGCATTCGTTGTAACCGTATCTGCATTACCAGTTAATGCGCCAGTAAAACCTGTAGAGGTTACCGATGTTAATCCGGTTATGGTTGTATCTAGGTTTAGTGTAACAGTACCGCTTGTTCCACCACCGTTTAAGTTCGTTCCAGCGGTAACACCTTCTATATCGCCAGCTAATGTTTCGGCTTGCCAACCGTTGGTTGTGTCATATACTAGTGATTGACCATCTGTTGGTGTCATAGACGCGTAAACGTCTGAAAGATTTTTAATAGATACCGCGGTAGAGGCTCCCAATGCTACTGTCTGACCAGCAACAGTAACTGAATCATTAGTTAAAGATGTATTTGGTATGCGAGTAATCGTGCCAGCTCCAGTGATTGGAGATCCACTATCTACATCTATACCGTCTGTACCAGCTATAGCAACACTACTTACTGTACCAACAGATCCAGGATGTTGTACCCATGTTACTGTATCTGGAGTTTCATTGTATGTTAAAACATACTGGTCTTCGCCTACACCTCCAGGTAAAGTAGAAATCGTGTCGGCTGCGCTAGAAATTAAAACGCTACCCTTTGCTATACTTGTTATTCCTGTTCCACCAGCAGTTACGCCTAAAGTGGTTGTTAACGCTGTTGCTGTATCAGCGTTACCCGTTAAATCCCCTGTTACGTCGCCAGTTACATCTCCGGTTAAGTTACCAGTTACGTTGCCAGTGACGTTTCCCGTTAAACCACCAGTAAATGTGGTTGCTGTAACGGTATTATCTTTTACGAGAACACTATCTATCGTAACTCCTGCAGCTGCTGTAGTTTCTTCAATACTGTCAGTAGTGATTTTTTGACCAGCAGTAACAATAATATTGTTAGCACCGGTGGTATTACCGTTTGCAAGAATTTCAGGTAAAGAATCAGATGCCGTATGAGCTGCAGTAACGTACGCGGTTGTAGCAACTTTTGTAGAATTATCACTAGCTAGTTGAGTAGTAGCTGTTACACCGTCTACTAATACACTTGTCGCCGTGACATTTCCAGTTAAATCACCTGTTACATCACCAGTTAGATCTCCAACAAAATCAGTAGATGTTACAGATACTAAACCTGTTACGGTTGTATCTAAAGCAACGGTTGTATCATAACCAGAAGTGCTAATAGTTTCCGTAATGTTAGCACCACCTTTAACTCCTTCTAAAATATAGTTTTTAGCTGAGCCAGCTGGAAGCCTGTTATCGGTTGCAGAATCTGCTATATGAAAGAAATCATTCGCATCATCTAGTGGCCCTCCGGTAGGACCGGACCGTGCCGTCATAGTTGGGACTGTAATAGTGGCCATATTAACTCGTTACTATGTAGTCAGAGCCTGAACCAGAGTCAACCGAGGTGACGTAGGTTTTAGCAATAATGGAAGCAATCTCGTATTGAGACTGGGTAGATATTTGCATATCGTTTCCAGGGTCGAGAAAGAAGTTTGCTGTGCGCTTCGTATACCTTCTGAATGAACCGCCACCGACCAGGCCGATAGTTTTTATCCTACCCAGAAGTTGCTGTAACTGATTCGCATATATCTCGTAATCAGGCTGCCTATAATGAGCCTTCATAGTAGTTATAGAATGCAGCAATATTAGCTGAGGATTAACCGTAGCGGTATCTGTATCAGCAGAAAACGCTGTGAGACCAGCGTTGTACTCTAGTCTAAACTTAGAAGTACTATCGTTAGGTACGGGCCATACTTCTATTTTAGCTGTGCCTGAGTCGTCGATAACATCCCATCTTACGGGATCCATCTGATTAAGAATTGGTAGGTCGTTATGACGGTGTACGCCAATGCCTATTTGCAATTCATAGAACCTACCGGTTCCTTGACGCTGTATAGAAACAGTTAGCGGTTTATAGGGATCGCAATCTGCTGGGAATGAATAGTAAGAGGTTCCAGAGACTGTAGTGCCAGGAGTAGTATCATTTATCTTCTTGGTGAGTAAATCACCAAACTCATAAAATAACTGGTCTTGAGCGCTGCGCAGTGCAGAGTTTAATATGTCTACCTGCGCTATAGCAGCAGATCCAGACGCACTAAACCCTAGCCTCTGAGCTAGTTCTGTTCGAAGACTTAGAAGTGTTCTTGACATTCTTTTCTTTCGCCATTATTTTGTCTAAGGCATCTACCAAACCCTGTGGCGGTCTTCCAAATACTGATAATACGAAGTTCTCTCCATATTGTCCAGAAAGCCTAGTCCACTCTTCTTGAATATCGTCAATAACAAAAGTATTTTCTGTTTTACTTTCGACAGATACGGTAGGACCATACCTCTCTAAATAAAAAGGTAACTCGTGTGACGGTATCTGTTTAGCAGGTTTAGTAAACTGATCGTTATCGATTTTAATCAAAATTCTAGGAATTTGATACATGATATCTCCCAATAAAAAAGGGTCGGGGGGAGCGATCAGGCTCCCCCTTTCCCAAAGGTTTTACGCGGCACACCAGAGAACGCCATGGCAGTTCAGACGGTTAGCCGTCAAAGAACCACGCCATGTCATGCCCCAGTAGTACTCGTACTTGTTGTACTGACGCGGCGGCTTTCTCGCAACCATATCGTTGCCTTCGATAGGACGAAGAGCAAGATGATTGGTGTTGAGGAAGTAGCAGCGACGCTTCCAAGCGTAAGTAGCAGAGCTGTCTTTCGTAGTACATCCACCATCAAACGAAGGATCCCAAAGAATTGGAACACCCTGAAAGTAAAGTCCAGTGAACGTGCCACTATTCTTAACTTCAACAGAGGGATCTAGATTCCAAGGCATCTGGGCTTGCTGGGTCGGTTGAACCGCGTAACGCGATACAGCCGTATCAGCTGCTGCTCTGAAATTATCAATGAAGGTAGAACCCGCAAGGATCAGATCAGGGCTTCCGCCGTTTTTCTGACACTCACGCCACATTGCCGTCATCGAATCTATTAGATCAGCATTCGCAATACCAGTGCCTGCGGCATCATTAATATCCAAGCCAGTACCATCGTTCCAATGATTGTTCCAGTAGTTAGAACCGGTATGAGCAGTTTTTACAATGCCGCCAACGGTGCTAGACGCATCTTTGATATCAACAATAAAGTCGAGACCGTTTATGATACGACCACTAGAACTGGTACCGGAACCACCCGGGTCAATAGTACCATCCAAATGAAGCGAAAGATCAAGAATCTCTTCAAACCCAAGGCGCAGTGTTTCCATGCCTTCGTTGAAGATATTGGTTAGCTGGACTAGGCCAGCAGATGAAGAATTCCGCGGTGCGGAATCTGTAACGATAATACCGTTACCGAGTAAGAAGTCTTCAGTGAAATAGAAACCATCGTGCGCTGAACACCACGGCCAGTACGCTTGACGTACGGTATCGCGAGTGTTATAGGTGACAGTATCCGTAGTGTTTTTGGTAGTTGCACCTTCACCAAACCACTGGAAGTTACTATCATATCCCGTTCGCAGCTGCTCAACAATGTTCTCTTTACCACCACCCCAAGGCTTTTTCTTAGCCGTAAGAGCTTTCAGCAAAGGACGTTCCTGAGCTACCTGATCGATAGGTTTATTTTTCAGATAATTCTGAAGAGCTACATAACCCAGCTGGGTAATATCATTACTATTTAGGGCAGTGTTTGTTGCCATAATAATATTTCCTGTTATTGGTTAAAGTAGTTAATCTATTTACAGGGTTGCCGCACGAATGCATTTCTTGTGCTACTGGGCGGGTGGGTCCCAGCTATTACACCCTTCACCTGTTATGTAATTGGTCTAAGTGGTGTTGCAAAAACTCTGGAGTAACCTCCGCCGTTTTCAATTCACCGCTATCAACCGATCCGCCGCTTGAACTGCTAGGAGCTAGTGGCCCAGCCTGTTTACTAGCGTTTGTTCTCTTCGAGGCAAGTGACATCCCTCGTGTGAGAACATCGTATTCATTTTTGAGAAGAGGAAGCCAACTACTGGGGCTCACGCCGGAATTAGCTATCTTCTCTCCAATGTCCAACATTATATCACGTTTGGATTCGAAGTCAGCATCAGATGTTTTGATGCCATCCTCCCAAGACTTTATATCGTTATACGCTGTAGACTGCGCTGCGTCGTAAGCTTGCTGCTGCTTACCCGATTCTTCTGTTTGTTGAGAAAACTCTTGCCTAGATTGGTTAATAGAGTTAGCTTGAACCCTCTGGGTAGCTAGCTTATTAGCCCACTCACTAGACATCTCAAGGTCATCTACAGCTTTCGACAAATCTTCGAAATCAGAGTATGATGACTTTTCGTTATCCTGACTCCCTTGTACGCCAAGCCTATCGGCTATGACATTAGAAAATTGATCTAGTTTAGATAACGCGCTACGAGCGGCATCCCAATCTCCAGAATTCAAAGATTTAAATATATCGAGAGCAAAGTTTAGTTGATCGGGTTGTGTGCCGGAACCTAAAACATGCTCAGCCATGGCTTGAGATGGTTCTAACTCTCCTATACGACCTTCTAAATCCCTGTTTCTAGATACTAAATCTTTAAACCTTTCTTGAGCTTTGGGCTTTAAGTTTTCTAATATGTCTTCATCAGATAACTCGCTCTCCTTTACATTATCAACCTTCTCTTCTTCTTTGCTTTCAACCTGCTCTGGCTCAGCTTCCTTACTCTCACTGTCAACGGGTGCTTCTTCTTCCTTAGCTTCAACAGATTCATCTTGCTGAGATTCCTGCTCTTTTTGAGCCTCGTTGAATGTTGGCGATGATTCTAAATCTAACTCAACATCTTCGCCATCGGCTCCTTCCTTTTCCTTCTGCAAGCCATCAAAAGCTTGTGACAATACATCTTTAGTCGAATCGAAAAGCTCTTCATTACTAAGTTCTGGCTGCTGTGCCATTGTTTTCTCCCTTACTAACCTAGATCTTCGGGTGTTCTATGTCTATTCCTAGATCTTTGGTTTACGCGGTTTGCGGGAGAGTTTTCCTGCTGAACAAATTCAGGACTTGCTCTCCCCCCTGCTTGAGCGGGCTGCTGACCCGCCTGAGCTTGTTTTCCACCATACCTATTTCCACCAGCCTGCATAGCAGCTTGCATCTGCTCGTTCTGCGAGGCGTATTCCATTATATCCTGTGGAATAGGCGGTATGAATTTAGTTATATCTATTCTTTCGTCGAACCTCTTAAACGTCTCCTTTACAAGGTTGATAAACGGATTAAACTCATCCGGTATACCCTGAGCTCTCATCATTTGAATAGCATCTATATTCTGCATTATGATAGGCATTAATTCTATCCAACGCATTTGCTCAACATTCTTATCTGGCTTTTCAGTACTGCCAGCCCTTATTTCAATGTTGATTCTATCATATAATGTTTGCTTGTCTAGTTGCGGCCAAAAAGCATTTTCACCAGCTTCCTGCAAAACCATTTCAGGAGACATTTCCTGAAGTAATATCTCAGACGAAAACTTAGCTAAATCAGTTAACCACTCTTCTAATAGATCTACCTTTTCGTTAACTCTGGTAGATAAACCTTCTTGTAGTATATTAGCTTCTGTAGCAGTTTTGGATCTAGAAACTGAACCGCGAGCTGCGTCACCAAGACCGCTAATCCACTCTATGTCAGACCGTATAGAAGACGTGTCGTATATCATAGGATTAAACGGCGGAGTAGCTGCTGGCTGGAATACGGTATTAACGCCAGCGCCGGAGGCGTTGATCAAAGCTATGTCGCCTATAGTTGCGTTAGAGAATGTTTCTATATCCTCGTAATTTATCCTGCTAGAGTCAGCAACATAGAACGGAGCAGACAAATCCCTATGCTTGGCAGCTTGGGTTCTTATCGTCATGTATTCATCTTGTAGATTTTCTAAAAGATCTACATCAGATATAGGCCACTCTTCTCCATCAATCCAGTTCAAACCTAAGATAAAGAATGGGAACCAGCAGTCGCCCATCTTAGTTGGGTGAAAAGGCGTCTTTATGTATGTGTCGCCACCTTCTGCCCAAGTATAAACGGTTTGAGTAATCTTGTCCCAATATTCCCAGATTGGTATAGCAATGGATACATCCTCAGAATCACCAGTGCTAGCATCTCTCGTTAACCTTTGGGGAATTCCATTCTGGTTTCTCCTGTAGGTCGTAAACTTTTCTATTTCTTTCTTATCTAACTGAAACCTGGACATCACCTCTTTAGGAGTCATCCAAGTTCTGTTAGCCATCCAACTGGCTTGCTTGTAATCCTGCAAAGAATCTAAAGACGTGTCCATGCGGAAATCTTCTGGGCGAACAAACCCAAGATTTAAACCTTCACGACGCATAACCATAGATTGCTCTGTTAAACTCTCAACGATCATATTTTGCTCTTGAACTAGAGCATCCTTATCTTGAGAATCTACGTCGTCTTCTTTATTTATAGTATCTATAAGAGCAGCTAAACTTTCCTGCGCATCATTCAATTGTCTGCTAACCAAGGGATCCTTTATGTAATCTCTTTGGTACGTTACTTTGATGATACCAATTTTACTAACCATGCAAGATCTAAGCACCTGCTTGGCTACGCGCTTTAATTCAGCTTTTCTTAGGCAGCTATTAAGCACGACCTGCAATGTGTTAGCAAACAAGTCTGCAGTTCTATAATCGTATCCACTAGGATCTACATGCTCGTTTGGCTTTACGCTTATTTCTGGGTTTTTAGCGTAAATTAAAGGAAGAAGATTCTGCAAGGTTGCATGAATAATGTTTCCTTTTACAATTCTACCAGCCTCTTGATTAGCTTGACCGGCTGTTACAGTTTGAGATCTCCACGTGGTTTTACCAAGTGCGTATCTTCGACTGTGTTCTATTTCCCGGTAATGTCGTTTCCATTTTCTGTATGATAACGCGACGTTGTTCTGGAACTCTCTTATCAACCCCTTTGAGGAGGTAGACACTTCCGGGAACGTGGAAGAGATTCCACTAATTTCTAAATCAGACATCGTAATCCTCGTAAAGTTCTGAAAGCCTATCTAACCACTCTAGAGTAAATGGATTAGGATCAGTTTTCTTTGGTTTAGGTTTTATAGACTTTGCTCTCTTGTGCATCAACCCATACCTTGTAGCGTCAAACAAGTGATCTTCTGCTTTTGTATCTATATCCTCTATCCTTTTTGGATCTGCCGGCAATGACGGCACCGTTCTAAGCCAATGCTTACAACTAGAAAAAACCTTAAAGGACTTAGCGTTTAATCTGTCAACAAACTCGTTAAGCCCCTGGACTCTAGATCCTGGACCTTTCGCGCTTCGTTCCCAGACAATGCCGTAGTCATTAAATACATCAGCAACAGACTTATGTCTGCCGTCCTGCATAAATATGGCCGAATCTGCTATACTACCTCTAAATCTTATCCCTGACTTCTTCTCTCTTTCCTCTGCAGATAGAATATCCTCTGCAACAATCTCTATTGGAGTTTCCGACCCAACGTTAGGTCTGTCAGCCCAATACCTCTCTCTGTATAAATATATACAACCATCGTAATCCTGA